AACCTCTGAGTGGGTAGGCCCCAAAGGGGCCGTACCCTTAACTCTGAGTCTGTGGAGAGGGTGAGAATGCTCGCAATGGAAAGCCCGATGCTACGCAAGCTGCGCATCTCAGCGCCCCCTCCAAGCGAGCGCGAAGTCGAGGAGACGCGCAAAGCGCTATCCGAGGGCCTGGACATCTGCCGTCAGGAAGGCAACCCACAGCCTTCCCTGAAGGCTCTCATCTGGCGCCTGCTGCAAGACGCAGCGGAGACATTGGCGAGGCTCCCGGACAAAGAGCGGGTGTGGCTGCTATCGAGCGACCGGGTGATTTGGCCGGAGCTGGCGCGACCGAGCGAAGATAATCGCGCCGTCGAATGGGAGACAGCCATGGAACAGCTTGCAGGCGTGCGCTCGCCAGACACGCCGGCCGTGCGCCTGATGGTGTCCGATCCGTCGGCACCGAGGCGCATGCTCACCGTTCTCGGCTGGCTCAAATGCGTGCGCGGCCGCACACCGCAACGCATCAAGCGTGACAAGCTCGTGGTGCTCGCGCTGGCGCAAGGCCAATCCTATCGCGCGGTGCGGCGATATATGGGAAAAGCGTGTCGCGACTCAGCTATACTTGCAGTCAAAAGCAAGGTTTTGTCACAGATGGTCGAAATGTTGGTGAAGGCGCATGTCTGAGACACAACGCATCATAGAGAAAGCACGAGAAGTGTGTGTAGCGGAGGGTGCAGAAAATCCTCCGCTTCGCAGCTTAATATGGCGTGCGCTGCAAGCCGCTGCCGAGGATATTGAGAGTAAGATTTCGCTTGAAGATCGCTTTGCTTTGCTTGGCTGCACATCTACGGCGTGGCCCGGCGTGCGCAAACAAGCGGAGAGGAATGGGATAGGCCCAGAATTTTTGACGGTCATCGGCTGGCTGCAACACGTCACCGGCCGCGCTCCAGCGATAACGCACAAGTACCGCCGCATCGTTTTCTCGCTCGCCCATGGGCAGCCCGTGGCGAGCGTGCGCGCCGCCTTCGCCCCGGAAATGACCGACGGCGGCATTGGAGGCGTCAAGAGCAGGGCGCTCCGCCAGATCGAGGACTGGATACTTGTGGCCTGCCCGGAGCAATCGACAGAGCCATCGCCTGAGATAGAACAGCTGCCCGGCGTCGAGGACATCTCGCACTTGGTCAAGAAGCGTTGCGGTGTCTATTTCCTGTTCCGCAAGGGGCAACTGTTTTACATCGGCCAGAGCGGCGATATTGTCGCTCGCGTCCTTCAGCACGCCAAGTACGGAGCTGGGATATTTGATCGCGTGCTGTTCGTTCCGGTGCCGAGAGACGATCTATTGCGCGTCGAAGCTGAGATGATCGAGAGGTTCAAGCCTGAGCGCAATCTAGTGCGGCCCAAAGTTGCTTGATAGTTCCTGCGTCGGCATGTATAAGGATTCGCACAATGATTGAACAATTGCGCCCGAGCGGGGAGACCTGCGTCGGGCGTTTTCTTTTTGGAGGATCAAACCATGCCTTGTGGCGGCAAGCCAAAGCCCAAAGGCGGCAAGCCTAAGCCGAAGTGACCGATGGCAGCGAAACGCGGAAGACAGCCTGGCGTCATCCTCACCGACGAGCACAGGCTTAAAATCAAGAACTCGAATATCCTCAGTTGCTTGATCGAGCACGCCCAAGGCGCGAGAGAAATGACCGCGAGCCAAGTGCAGGCAGGCATCGCGCTGTTGCGCAAGGTCCTGCCTGATCTCAGCGCAGTCGAGCTTTCCGGCGTGGTGCAGCTAGAGCACGAGGATCGCGTAGCGCAGATGGAACGCGATGCAGCCGAATATACAGAAGCCGGTGGAGCTGTTCCGCCGACTATCAACTGATCTAGGGCTTTACGCCTGGGTTTGCCTAAAGATCAGACCAAAACGCGGAGCGCTCGCACCGCTTAAGCTGAACGCCACGCAGCGCCATCTGCATGGCAGGCTCGAAGGGCAGAAAGAGCGCACCGGCAAGGTCCGTGCGCTAGTGCTCAAAGGCAGGCAGACAGGCGTATCCACCTATGTCGGGGCGAGGCTCTATCACGCCGTCACCAACCGCACCGGGTGCAAGGCGCGCATCCTGACACATCTGCAGGACGCGACAGACAATCTGTTCGGCATCGTGCAACGCTTCGATGAGCACTGCCCGGAAGAGATGCGCCCGCACGCCGCTGCATCAAACGCCAAGGAGATTTACTTCGACCGGCTCGACAGCGGCTATCTCGTGGCCACGGCCGGCTCCAAAGAGGTTGGCCGCTCTGACACCATACAGCTCTTCCATGGGTCCGAGGTGGCATTCTGGCCAAACGCAGAGAGCCATATCGAAGGCATCGGCCAGGCCATCGCCGACGCGCCGGGAACGGAGAGCATTCTGGAGAGCACGGCCAACGGCATCGGCAATCTGTTCTATGCGCTGTGGAGTGCGGCCGAGCGTGGGGAGAGCGAGTACGAGGCGATATTCCTGCCGTGGTTCATGCATGAGGAGTACCGCTCGGCGCTCGATCCCAAGTGGCGAGAGCCGGAAGAATTTGCCCTGTACCGCCAAGCGCACGGGCTAAGCGCCGAGCAAGTCTATTGGGCTTGGCTCAAGAACCGCGAACTGGCCGTGACCATCATGGGAGACCCGGATCGGCTGTGCTGGAAATTCCGTCAGGAATATCCCGCTACGGCGGCAGAGGCGTTCCAGATGTCAGGCGATGAGAGTTTCATCCCGATAGACCGGGTGGCCAAGGCACGGCATGCCACAGTTACAGGTTATGGCCCGCTGATCCTGGGGGTGGACCCGGCGCGTGGCGGCAAGGACAAGACGGGGATCATCGACAGACAAGGGCGCAGGCTCGGGGCGCACGTCTTCGAGCGGATCGACAGCGACGACCTGATGCACATTGCGGGCGTGGTCGTGCGGCACATCCAGAAGCTGAAGCCGCTGGGGCTCAAGAAGGTGGTGATCGATGTCACCGGCCTAGGCGCTGGTGTCTATGACCGCCTTGTGGAGCTTGGCTATAACGAAATTGTGGAAGGCGTGAACTTCGGCGCCAAGGCTCTTGAGCCGGATCGCTACGTCAATCGTCGGGCCGAGATGTGGGATCGCAAGCGGCAATGGTACGACGACCCCGCCGAAGTCCAGGTGCCGGACAAGGACGAGTTTCAGAAGGACGAATGCTCGGTGATCGTCGGTAAGGGCGCTACCAAGTTCGACAGCTCCGGCAGGCTAGTGCTTGAGAGCAAGGACCACATCCGCGAGCGCATGAATCTCTCGCCCGACCTTGGCGATGCCGCGGCACTCACCTTCGCGCTCGATTTAAACCAGGTTGCGGTAGAGGTGAGCGTGGGCAGGCCGATGGGCCAGAGCGCATGGCTCGCATCGTAGAATAATTATCCGCACCCTTCCGAGCGGAGAGAAATGATTTTCTAACAGGCGGGCCAATGTCCAAGATCGCTCTCTCGCTCAGAACTGGCGATGTCAGGTTCGAGATGAGGGCAGGGCGCGCACGCTCCGAAATCTTCTACGGCCGCGCCACCTTCGAGTTCGGCGTGCCCGACATTCCAGCCGCTGCGCTTCTAGCCGAAGACGGCACGCCTATCCTCACCGAGGACGGCGACTACATTCTAACCGAATAGCCCCAAGGACAATTTGATGAGATTTCTGAGGCTAGCGCTTCTGGCGCTCGGCGTTGCTATTGCATGTCCGGTCCAAGCGCAGAAAATTTCAGAGATGCCCGCCGGCTCGGCCCTAACAGGCGACGAGCTTGCTCCGTTCGTCCAGTCCGGGTCCACGGTCAAGATCACTGCCGGTCAGATCAGGGCGTTCAATTACAACGGAGCACTGGCCGACAACGAAGTGCCGAGAGCGCATAGCACTCAAGGTGCGCTGCAAAGCAGCGGAGTCACGGTCGATGATGATGGGAATGTCACCGCCACAGGGTATTTTGTTGGTGTCCTTCCTGGATACGACATCGAGCAATGCGGCGCGGTCGCTGGGGATTCAAGTGCGGGCGTCAAGACTGCGAATGCTGCGGCAATCGTAGCGTGTTGGAATGACCATCAAGACCTCTACGTCCCGGCTGGGGTGTTTTATACAGATGCCGTTACGGCACCGTCCAATGCCAGGTCCATTTCGGGAGTTGATTCATATACGTCCATCATCCGCGGTACGATCACTACCGGTTCTTTGCTAACGCAGTCGAATGCCGTTCCATTCAACGTTGAGAAGATCGGATTTGAACTACCGAACGATGATGATAGCTACACCGCAATAGCTATTAACGTCTCGAATGTTACGAGCGGGCATATTGCGTGGAATAGATTCAATGCCCCGCAGGCGGTAACCGCCAATCCGCTATCTAATTTTCGGATTGAGAAGAACATCATTGAGGCGTGGCACGTTAGAGCGTTCAACATATTTAACGGTACAAACATCAAGATTGATGACAACGACATTCGCGATTACACATCCGTTAATGTGCCGACTGCTAGTGTCCTTCAAGGCATCTCACATACAATTGGCATCTCGAAATGCGATGGCCTGTCTATTAGTGGGAACACATTCGGGAAGGTCGCTGCACTAGCTATACAACTATCCGGTGCGCGCCGTGCCAAGATCAATGACAATAAGGTTCTAAAGGCCAAATTTGGTGAGAAGCTAGCAATTTCGGGAGGCGCAGCTTACGACAGCTTCAACATCGAGGTAGCTGACAATATCTTCGACTGGTCAGTGGAGGCCGATGCCGAGGATTTCGCCTTTGATATTCAGGCTGACACCGATGGCGACATTTACAACGTCTTGTTTAGCAATAATACCTTCATCCGGTCAGGGTACGGTGCGTTCGTTGGTCAGTTTGGTGGCGGTACAGGCACGATCTCTGCCATCACTCTCGATGGCAACACGTTCCGCGATATTGGAACTGGGATAGCCCTTACCGGGGCGGCGGCATGGTTTGGCGCGGCGCTTCAGGTCGAAGCTGGGGTTTCTGCTCTAACCTTCTCGAATAACCACATGACCGACACCACGGGGTCCATGACCGCATGGGTGTGGAACGTGTCGGCGGGAAGCACTGTTGTCGCTTTTGGGAACTCGGGCACGGCGGGAACAACCTCAAACTATGTGCTTCAAGCCAACGACCGCGTGCTAGACCACTCCAAGGTTTACCAGAATAGCACGTCAACCAGTCCTGCCTTCACTATTGAGCAGGACAGTACGGGGGACGCGCAACTCCAATGGCTCCTTACAGGAGGACAGGCGTGGATCGCCGGGATTGACAATTCCGATAGCGATAAGTTTAAGCTCTCATCGGCAGATGACGGGTTCGCGGCCCCTTGGTTGGGGATTACTCCCGCTGGGGCGGTTACCTGGGGCTCTGGCAACTTCACCACTGAAACCTATTCTGGCGCTGGCGCTATTGATATGACGTGGAACTATGCCACGTCTAATACTGCCATTCTTACGCAAAGCGATGCGGGGGCGGCGGGTCCAGTCTTCCGTGGCTTTCATAATAGTGCCTCACCAGCAGCAAGTGACGTAGTGTTTGCTTTTGAGGGGTACGGGAAAGATAGCGCGGGGAACGACCAACTATATGGGCGCATGTCTTTTAATATAACTGATACCACCGCTGGATCGGAGGACGGAACTTTTACATTAAACGGCGTGCTGAATGGCGCACAAGACTCCTCGCTTTCTGTAGGAAATGGCATAGTTGTCAGGTTTAACCTCCTGCCATTTTCTAACAACTCCGTTCCGATTGGCTCTACCACCTTGCAATTTGCCGACCTCTTTCTTGCCGAGGGCGGGGTCATAAATTTCGACAACGGAGACGCGACTATCACCCAAACCGGTAACTCCGTTGCTGTTGCTGGCGGCCTACTCGCCACCCCGTCTCACGCCCTCACTATCGCTACCGGCGCAGTCACGGCAACGCAGAGCTACGCGGTCATTGATACAGAATCTGCCGGCGCCTCAGACGACTTGGATACCATCAATGGCGGGGTATCGGGTGCGATCCTTTACGTCAGCGCCGCCAACGCCGCTCGCACCGTGGTCATAAAAGACGGAACGGGAAACATCCAAGGCCCAGGCGACTGCACCTTGGACAACGACCAAGACATTGCCCAGCTTCTCTACAATTCAACCCTTAGCGCGTGGCTTGTCGTCGCGTGCGGAAACAACGGAGCTTAACGAATGGGACTTGCAACAATCGCTCTTGCCCTTCTCTTGCCTGCCATCGCCGTAGCACAGGATATTTCGTCCGCGACCGTTGATCAGCTCGAAGCTGAACTGACCGAGAAGCGCACAGCGGAGAAACTAGCTCCGGTCAATGAGGCCAAGGCCGAGGAACTGGCGTGGCTCAAGATCACCTTCTCGACCGACAAGAGCGGGGAGGGAAGGGTCGGTAACGAAGCCATCGACGGCGCTGAGGTCACGCTGACCCCAGACGATCCTGAGTTCGCCAAGGTTCTCGCCGAGGCGCTGAAGGCGGCAGGGCGGAAGGCCGAATAACGTGGCAATCGTTCGCGGCGCCACGATCTTCTTTAAGAACATCGAATTTTACGACGAGGAAGACGTGGTCTTTGTGGCCTCGGCCGCGACGCTCCATCTCAATTACCCGCTCGGCAACAGCTTCGAGGAGGCAGATGTGACGCTCACCCTGGCTGGCGGTAAGTGGTCCGGGTCGTGGGACTCAGGCATCGCCGATCCTGGTGTAGTCGAGGGGCACATGGAAGGCACCAACGGCACGATCATCGCCGCCAAGGACTTCAAGTTCAAGCTGACCGCAAATCGGGCCAACGAGCGCGACGAAACCGATGCCTGACACCAACGACGATCTGCTCAAGGAGGCCAAGAAGCGCCTGGAAGCGGCATGGGAGCACGACAAGGAGAATCGCGACGAGGCGATCCATGATCTGCGGTTTCTCGCCGGAGACCAATGGCCCGAGGACATCCGCCAGCAACGAGAGACGCAAGGCAGGCCGTGCCTCACGCTGGACCATTTGACCCAGTACAAAAATCAGGTGGTGAATGACATCCGCCAAGCCAAGATCGGCATCAAGGCGGTCGGCGTGGACGACGAGACCGATCCCGAGCTCGCTGAGATTTACACCGGCATCATGCGCGACGTGCAGCACCAGAACTCGGCGCAGCACGTCTATTCGCAAGCGGCAGACGGGGCGGTGAGCTGCGGCATCGGCCACTTTCGCTTCGATACCGCCTACGCCAACGAGCAGACGTTCGAGCAAGAGATCAAGATCAAGAACATTCCCTATCCGCTGGCGGTGTATTGGGACCCAGCCTCGGTGCTGCCCGACCGCTCCGACGCGATGTGGTGCTTCGTCGTAGACTTCATGCCGATGATCACCTTCGAGGACCGCTACCCGAAGGCGCACAAGGCCGATATCGACGTTCCGGGTGATTATGCCGGGTCTTTCAGATGGGCCACCAGGGAAGGCGTGCTCATTGCTGAGTACTGGTGCAAGAAGCCGCGCAAGAAGCGGATCGCTGGTTTCGAGGACGGCTCGACGCTCGACATCACCGATATCCCCGAAGACATTCTCGCCATGCTTCCGCCGATCACGCAGGAGCGGGAGGCCGAGGGCTTCAAGGTCGAGCAGGCGCTGATCACCGGCATGGAGGTGCTCGACGGCCCGAACAAATGGGCCGGCAGTCACATCCCGATCATCCCGATTGTCGGGACCGAAGTCTGCCTGGAGAAGAAGACGGTCCGCATGGGGCTGATCCGCCTCGCGCGAGACGGGCAGCAGCTCTACAACTACTGGCGCTCAGCCGCGGCTGAATTGATTGCGCTCGCGCCCAAGGCCAAGTGGCTGGTGACGGCGAAGCAGATTCAGGGCCGGACGGCGGAATGGGACAAGATGCACTTGTCGCCCAAGCCGTATGCGGTCTACACGCCGGACGAGAAGGCACAGCAGACAGCCCCGCAGCTTGTGCCGCCACCTGAGCCTCCCGCCGCGATATGGCAGGAAGCAGCCTTGGTCGTTGACGACATCAAAGCGTCAATGGGCATGTACGACGCCTCTGTCGGCGCCAAGTCGAACGAGACGAGTGGCGTGGCCATCCGCCAAAGGCAGCAAGAGGGCGACGTTTCGACCTATCATTTCTCGGACAATCTGACCCGCTCTTTGGAGCACGCCGGCAAGGTGATGATCGACCTGATCGGCAAGGTGTATGATTCGGAGCGCGCCGTTCGCATCATGGGCGAGGACGACCAGCACGAATATATCAGGATCAACACCGCGGCGATGGACGTTGACGGAACGCCAGTCCTGCTCAACGACCTGTCGCAAGGCAGGTTCGACGTGCGGGTGTCGATTGGTCCGAGCTATACGACGCAGCGGCTCGAAGCGGCAGACTCGATGCTAGAATACATCAAGGCGGACCCGCAAGCCGTTCCGTTCATCCGTGACAAGATCGTCAAGAACCTCGATTGGCCTGGTGCCGACGAGATAGCCGAGCGGCTTAAGCGCACCATTCCGGCTGAGGTTCTAGGGGAGGATGCGCCGCAACAGCAACCCGATCCGGTGAACGAGCTTGCCGTCAAGGAAGCCGGCGCCAAGGTCGCCGAGACCGAGGGCAAGGCCAGGAAGGTCCACGCCGAGGCCGACACCACGGAAATGGAGAATGCGGTGATGGAGCGGCAGGTCGCCTCCTTCGGCATCCCGCCGCCCGATCATTTGCTTACCCCGCCTCCAACACCTGGAGGCTCACCGGCTCCGCAAGGAGGCCCGACCCCGCCCCAACCCGGCGGGGTTTCTGGTTTTTAAGGAGACATGCATTGTCTAACGAACTCGTCCAGACGGAGGACGTAACGTCCGTCACGCCAACGGCAGAAACCGAGAAGCCGGTTGCGGATGCAACACAGACCGGAGACGCGGCGGCGAAAGCCACTGACGCGGGCGAAGCGGAGCCCGGTAAAAAAACCGATGAAGATGCGAAAGACGACAAGCCCAAGCCGAAGAGTCGCGCTCAGGAGCGCATCGAGGAGCTTTCTCGACGGGACCGCAACAATCGCAGGACCATTGCGCGTCTCAATCAGGAGCTTGGCAAGCTGAAGGCCGAAAATCCTCCTTCCGAGGAGGACTACGCTAATCCCGCCGACTATCAGCGCGACACGTTCAAGCGGGCAACCCGCGAGGCATCGCTGGAAAGCCAGTTCAGTGGCGTGCGCTCTGAAATCGACGCGCTTGAAGCCGAGAAGGTCCAAGCGTGGCAGGATGTAGCCGAGGAGGCGCGGGGCGCCATGCCTGATTTCGATCAGGTGGTGTTCAATCCTGCACTCCCGATCAACACGGTCATGCGCGACCTGTTGCTCGAAGCCGCCGAACCGGCGCGACTGGCCTACTACCTGGGGAAGAATCCCAGGGACGCTCATCGCATCTCGCAAATGCCGCCCATGGAGGCGGCAAGAGAGCTTGGCCGGCTGGAAATGCGCGTCGCGCCTCCAGCGGTCAAACGAATGTCATCCGCGCCCAAGCCGGTGCAAACCGTCTCCGCGAAAGCGGGCGGAGCCTCGGCGCGCGATCTCGGCGACCTGGCCAAGGCGGACGACGCCACGGCCTTCGTTCAAGAGATGCGCCGGAGAGAAGCGGCGAAGGGCGCCTGATCCCGAAAGGGGTAAGGACAAATGACTCAGACAGTGTTGACAGCGGATGTGGTTGCCGCGCGGGCAATCGACATCCTCGAAAACAATCTCGTGATGGCCAAGAAGGTCTATCGGGATTACGAAGGCGAATACGCCAAGAACGTCAACGGCTTCAAAAAGGGTGCAACCATCCGCATCCGCAAGCCCACGGACTTCGTGGTTCGTGAAGGCGAAGTGGTTGACATGCAGGAAGTGATCGAGGGCTACACCAACGTCACCGTCGACAAGGTGCGTGGCGTGGACTTCGAGTTCTCCGCAACCGACATGACCCTCAGCATCGATAACGAGGACCTGAACGACCGGATTTTCAAGCCGGCCATGATTCAGCTCGCCAACCGGATCGATTCCGATATCGCCGCCCTCTACAAGGACGTGTGGAACTGGGTCGGAACGCCTGGAGCCGAGGTCAATTCCTACTCGGACTTTGCCCTTGGGCCAAAGCGTCTGGACAATAGCGCTGCAATGAAGGAAGGGCGAGCCGCATTGCTCAGCCCTGACGACCATTGGGGCCTGTTGGGCACGCAGACTGGATTGTTCATCCAGGATGCGGCCAAAGGCGCCTACCGTGAAGGCTCTCTCGGCAAGATCGGCGGCGTGGACACGTATATGAGCCAGAACGTGCAAACGCACACCGCTGGCACGCGTGACAACACCACGCCTCTCGCAGACGCAGCGGCCGGCAATGGCGTTCTCTCGACCACCTACGATTCGGTCAAGAACACCGGAACCATGGTGCTTTCGTCT